GAACATTTATAAAATTTTGTTGTTTATTACCTATTAAATTAAATGCTAATTCAACATTATATAATTTATAATAAGCATGATCTTTACAAGGATAATTTATTAAACATATTTTAGTATTAGCATCATATGGTACAAATTTTTTATAAAAATTTAAAGGACTAATATTTTCAACTATTTTATATATTTTTTTAGAATCATCTTTATTTTCTTTAAGTTCTTTTGCTTCTTTATTTTTTTTTGTTTTCTTTTTTCCGGTTTTTTTAGAATCATCTTTTAATGCATAATAATCCCAATTAATAACTTGAGGTGGTTCTCCTAAAAATAGCACTAATATTTTATAACATTCTTCTAATAATTCATTAATTACTTTAAATTTATTAACATTGGATGTTCTAATTTTATGAGCAGATTTTCTTAAAAAATCATTAAAAAATTCATTTAAATCGTCTGAATTTGCACTATGATAATGATCGTCCATGGCTGATTTTGGAATAATACCATATTTATTAATTAAATTAACAAATACATTCCATTGTCCACCGTCATTTGTTAAATTATCTAACATATGTATGAATTTCAAATCATCCATTTTTTTATTTTTATTATCATAAATAAAATTCAAGAAATAATTAGCCTTTTCTAATTTATCGTAAAAAAATAAGTAATTTTGAGAGAACTCAAAGTCTTCTAAATTGTACTTTTTAATCATAAAAATACGCATTACATTTAGAAATGCAAAAAGCCAACAACGCCCACTACCTTTTTGATCAGTTGGTCCGGTTTTAACATCAATAATATTTTTAAAAACCCGTTTTTTATTTTGTATGTAATCAGATTTTGTAATGATTTTATTAAAATTTAATTTAGTATTTACATTTTTAAAAACTTTATTTGTTCTTTTTTTATTAAATTTTTGAGAGAACCTTTTCAAGTTTTTAAAAGTAATATTAAATTGATTGGTCATATTTTTATCCTATATATAAGAAAATATTATAATAAATAAAATATTTTCTTATATGTTAATTAATTTTTTGTTTATTTTTGTTTATTTTCTTTATTTTCTTTATTTTTTGTTTTTCTTTAAACGCCTGGTAATGCGTTTATAAATACTTTTTAAACCTTTAATACCTGGTAATCGTGATTTATTTTTTGTTATTTTTTTTGGGCTTGAACTAGATTTTTTTTTTATTTTTTTTGTTTTAGAAACAGGAGAAGAAGGTGAAGAATTTCCTCTTTTTCTTTTTTTAGTTGGCGTTTTCTTTTTTTTACTACTTTTTTCAATATCTATGTAAACAATCCTTATTTTTTCTAATAAATTTTTTTTTATATTATCTTCATTATAAATAGAATTATAACTTTCTTGCAAAAGCAATTTATCATATGGTAAACTAGCAATTTGTATATTTTTTTCTAGATTACTTTCTAAACTTATTCTATAATATTTTTCTTCATTAACACTTGAAAAAAGTTGCATTTCAAAATTATGGTTTGTTTCATTTCCAACAACATTTCCAAGAACATATTCAATAAATTTTTTAACATTAATAGTATTTTCGTGTAAAATATATTCCAATAACCATGGATAACAATAAATATATGGATATATTGTCATATATAATTCTTCAATTAATAGTTTATTACTAGCTTTACTATCAGAACTAGAACTAGAATCAGAACTAGAACTAGAACTAGAACTAGAACTAGAACTAGAACTAGAACTAGAACTAGAACTAGGTCTAGAACTAGAATTACCTCCAATTGTTACTTTTGTTTTTAATGTATTTATAAATCCATCAATAAATATAACATTGTCATCATCTTTAAAAAGTTTATATTTATTATCATCAACATTAGTTATATCTAATTTCTTTGGTATATTACTCGTAAATAATGAATTTGTAATTCTATTACCATATAGTTTAATTTTACGCTCATCTTTATATTTTTTTTTAACCAATTTTATTACATTTAATTGGTAAATATAATTTCTAAAAACATAAAATTCTTCTTGACATAATTTAATAAATTTATCTTCGTTTGACCATGGGTTTGTATAATACTTAAAAAGAGATTTAATATCTTCTAATTTTTGTTTTATACCAGTCTTTTCATTCCTAGTTAAAATATCACGAATATTTTCTAAAAATTTGATAGCTTTATTTATTTTACCAATTAGATTGTCTAAAAATTTATTAATTTCTTCTATATTTGTTCCTTTATTAAGTGATACATTTTTATAAATTTGTAATTCTTTAACTATAATTGAGCTATTAGAAGAATTTTTAAGTACTTCTTTAAAATAATTTAAAGATTCTTTAACATTATTATTGTTTGTTAAAATTCTGTCTATTTCTTCTATTTTTTGATTTTTTTCATATTTTTCTACAATCAATTTATGTTCTCCGTCATTAAATGGTGGTTGATATGATGTTAAAATTGAATTGTTTTTTAATAAAAAAGGAACAGATAACATTGAACATCTGCTTGCAAGAACAGTATCATTTGTTAATAAACAACATGTTCCAGGATAATTTTTAAAATCTTGTATTTTTTTATTACCATAATCTAAAATTTTTTCTAATATAATTGCTTGCATAGTATCTCCTAATTCTTTCAATAATAACAACATTATTGAAATATTTTTTTTTTTTTCATTATCATTATTATTTTCATTTATATATTTATTTTTTTGTGGATTTCCTTTGAAAAAATATTCATTAATTTCATTAAAATTGCATATTTCTTTATTAGAATCTTTAAATGAAAAATCTTTTTCAATTATGCTACCTCTTCTATCTATTTTACATTTTAAGTATAAGTTTTTTAAAGTTATTTCTAAAAACATATATTGTTCTGTTGAACCTTCTAATAAATTAACTTTACAATTTGTATTAAATCCATAAGGTTGTAAATCAATTGATAGAATTACAGACGGAGACGAGTCTATTTTTTTAAATTTATTGATTAACGTTTTGTTTGGTTTACTACGACTTGCTGGATCCATATATGAAGCAAATGTTTCAATTATATTTATTTCGTCATTAGTAAGATCTTTACTTTTAAATTTTTTAGGGTCCATTGCAGCATCAATAAAAAAATTTGTAATTTTTTTTGGTAATATATGTCTATTATCTTTATTTATTTCTTGAATATCAGTATTATCTGCATCGTCTTCTGGTATAGGAGGTAAAGAAGAATAATAATATTTTTTTAATTCTGGTAATAATAAATTATCAATAAATATTTTAAGTTGTTTAAAATCTCGTTCGTCTTTAGCATATACAATAGGAGTCCCATTAGAAACAATAATTGTTATATTTTCTAATAAAACATCTTTATTTTTTATTCGTTCAGGTTTTGCATTTGCATCTTTAAATATATCTCCAATATTTAATAATCTATGATTTTCTTTAGTATTAGCTAAATGTGCCATAATAAAATAAGTTAGTATTATATTAATATAATAAATTATTATAAAAGATAATTTATTATAATAATTGTCATTATTATTTTAATTCTCATTATTACTTCAATTTTTTTAAATATTTATCAAAGAAATAACGTTTTACATTTTTCATTCGCAATTCTTCGTATTTTTTAGCATATTTTTCCGGATCTTTCCATTTTGTTTTTAAATTTTCTACTTCTTCACTAAATAACAAATCTTTCTTAAGAAATTTACCACTTTTTCTATCATTTCGTATATTTTCTTGCCCTTGTTTAAATTCTTGAATTTGTTCTAATTCTAAAGCAAATAACTGTAATAATGGTTTCATAATTTGATTAGTAATATAATGTTCATAATCTAATTGCAAATGATTTTCCTTAATAAACCCAGGCGTCTCTATTTTTTCACCTTGTAATGCCTTTTTATTTGGATTTACGATATAAGCATAATTTATTCTGTCACCTGAACCTGGTTTATTTCCAGAATCACGAGCTCCAATACGCTCAGCTAAAACTTTATGTGCGATTTGTTTTGGATTTTTATAATAACCACGTAATGATTTTGTAACCAATAATTTATCTAATATTATTTCACCTTTTAATAATTTATTAATTTCACTATCTACAAATTTTAAAGATTTAGAAATCAAACGTGTTTCAATCAATTTAGTAATAACACCGCCATAAATATCTTTTACAACAGGTGCATTATCTCGTCGTTTCAAGACAATACCCATATATTTCAATTTGCCTTTATCAGGGTCATCTTCATATAACATACCAACATATCGTTTTTTTGATAATAAGACCCAGGGCCAAAATGTTTTTTCATATTCGAGGTCGTGCGGTCTCTTAAGAAATTTACTAGCTAATTGTCCGGCTTGTTTTGCTAATTCAATCGTGTATTTTAATGCTTCTTTATTTATTATTTTTTTTCCAGTCTTCACATCTACTATATTAAATTTGAAAAATACAGAATCCGTATCACCATATATGCAGTCAGCATTTACAATAACTTCTATTCCATCGCTTAACACCATTCTTTTATTAGCATAACATTTTTCAATAATATCACGACCATAAAATAATAATTTGCGACCAATAGCAGTTGTAGCAGATGCAACATCTGGTTCATAAAACGCACTTGTAACGGCACCCATTTGACCATATAAAGAATTAGCTGTAACTTTAATACTAAGCTGTCTTTTATCTAAAATATTTTTCATAAATTCGTCTGTTTCCAATGGAATTAATTTTCTAGTAGATTTACGAGCAGCAAGTAAATCTTCTAAAATAGCAGGCATAATCGCTTTTCCTCCCTCTTCTGGAAACTGTGCAAATCTACATATTTTATATCCAACAACAACTTTCTTTGCAGCCGCTTTTTCAGTTGCTCGTTTATATTTAAACGTATCATATTTAACATCTACATAAGTATAACCCAAATCAAATAAATTATCATAAATATAATTTCCATTTTCATCTTTTTCTCCAGTTTCTAAAATTAAATTACCACTTAAATCGTATTCTTTTGTCCGAACTTTACTATCATGAGATAAGTTTTCACTAATAATAGACGATGGATATAAAGAACTATAATCTACACAAGCAACTGGGTCTTCTAAATATAAACCAGTTTTTGGAGTAAAAACATGCGCTCCCTCATAACCATCGCTTACATTATTTTTTTGAACAGTTGGCATCAATGTATTTTTTTCTCCACATTTTTTAGAAACATAACTTTGAAGTTTGATGCCTTGTCCGCGAAGCATTAAATAACTCAATGGAACATCACATAAATTAGACATTTCTATTTTATCAGTAATAACATCAACTTTTAATAATAACCATAATACATTATCACAATCAGCAAGACAATATTTTCCAACCGTCCAGCGATCAAAATTATCACCATTAGCAAGATCAAAAATTTCCTGAGGAGTTACGTCGTCTTTGGCAAGTCCCCAATTATATTTGCAATTTTTTATATCTAATTCTTCATAACTATCAATAATAAACCAACCTTCTGTTTTATTAATATCAATAATTTCAAATTTTTTACCATTTTTATATAAATTGTTACTGAATCCAAGTTCTTCAAATTTAATATATGTTCCTATTCCAATACCCATAAGATTTTTACTTACAATTTTCGTACTTTGATTTTGTTCATTTAATTCTATATTTTTAATACTGTCACTAATAAAATAAGAAGATACATGATCTAATTTAAATGAACTCAATTGAAATTCTTTTCTAAAAATAACACACATATCCATAATAATTCGTCCTGGCATTTTTGGAAATCGTAAATTATATTCACCCGACGCTAATACAATTTTGCTTGTTTCAATATCATCTTTTCCTGTTTTCCAATCTGATTTTAAACAAACCTCGCTCCTGTTTAATGATAATTTCAAAAATTTTTGTACACAATTTAATTCTTTAGACCGTTCATACATAAATGAGAAATCAAAACCGGTAATATTATAACCAGTAATAATGTGTGGACTGTAATTTGTAATGTGTTCTGTGAATCTTAATAATACTTCTTTTTCAGTTTCATAGCTTTCAATCTTAACATTATTATCATCTTTCCATTGTAAATATTTATCCGGAACTTCACATCCTCCCTTAACAATAATGATTCTCTCATATGGGTTGTCTTCTCCATATCTTATAAAACTCATACCAATAAAAGTAATAATATCGCCTTCTAACGGTGGATAAAATTTAGTTAATGCATTATTAAGTTCAAATATTTTTGTATTATATTCGCATAAATCATCATTAATAATACTTAATATATTTATTTCTTTTTTGTTATATGCTTTGATTTTTTTAGTTTTGGTAGTTTTAATTTCTTCTTCATTTTCGTCGTCACTTTCGCTATTATTGTCTTCAATTTCTATAGTTTCTTCTTTTTTTCTGTCTTTGTCATTTGCTGGAATATATTTCATGAAATTGTCAAAAACATTTTCAAGTGAAATTAAAGAATGGTTTTCTTTTGGATAAACTTTATTAATATAACTCATGTTTTTAAATTGAAATGCTGACAAAATTTCATTTTTTAAAATATCTTCATTATATTGTTCTTTAAATTCTGGAGTTGAATTATTATAATTTTCCATAATATCTGTTGCAAGTTTTTTATAATCCTTAATTGCAAGTGGGAAATCGCCATGACTACTACTGGCTTCAATATCAAAACTACATATATTATATTTTACAATATCTTCCTTTTTTTTATCAGGTTTAATATATTGAATATCTATTAAATATTCATTACTACAATGTGTATTATTTTTTTTTGGATTCCTTAATTTATTGTTTGGTATCATAACCCATCCGGTTGGACTTATTTCTTTAATATGAAACATTTTTAATAATGGCGGTATATCACCTTCATATAAATAACAATTTGTAGTATCTTCGTCGTCTTTATATATATATCCTTCACTAATTAATTTTCTTTCAAAATAACTACCAATAACTGTATCTTTGTAAAATATTTTTTTTGCTTTGTTATAAGCCAAAGTATTTGAAAAACTGATTTTTATAAAAGTATGTAATTTTTTATTATCAAAACCATACAGTTTTTGTTTATAATATATTTTGGATTCAATGATACTATCCTCATAATAACAACCCATGTGTTTTTTTAAATGCGAAATAAATTCTGTTTTTTTTTGATCATTCCAATTTAATCCGACTTTTATGTAAAAGAAAGGATTAAAATTTTCAATTATTAATGATGTTGTTTTGCCAAATTTATTAATACCAAATGCTTGAATAATAAATTTTTTATTATCTTTATATTTATTAAAATTGTCTGATTTTGGATCAATATTAAAACCATCATATACATTATAATCATATAAACGTAAGCATCTATAATTAGAATTGGATTCATCTGGTTTCAAAGATTCATCTGGTTTCAAAGATTCATCTGGTTTCAAAGATTCATCTGGTTTCATTTATCAATATTAATAAATATAGTTTTAGTTTAATATTTTTTTCAAAAAATATTAATCAATTTTTATAATAAAAATAAAATTATTTTCCAGAACGCAAATAATTACCTTTATTTGTTTTAAACATTCTAAATGGTGTATAATATTTTTCTTTTGGTATATTTGGCGGTTCATTGCTACAAGAGGATGGTGCGTTTAAATTTATATTTCTACTTCTCGCCGATGATTTTACTAAATCAGCAAAATTTCTTTTATTTGTTATATTATTTGTCTGTTTTTGTGAGATATGTTTTTGTGAATTATATTTTAATGCAACAATTTCACTATTTGTTAATTTTAAATTACTTGGATCCAATGTTCCATCATTTAAATTAAATTGATTATTAAATCCTCTTCCAACTCGGGAATTATCATCATATGGTTCTATTGATAATAATCTTGGTATACCTTCTTTACCAAAACCAATTAAACCCTGTATTTGTTTTTTTGAAAGATTGCTACCATTTTTTGCTGGAATAAAAATACTATTAGATGTACCACTCTTTGCATTTGGCAATAATTCAATTGCTTTAGACAAATTATCAATAGTAATATCCGTAATTACTTGTATATTATTATTTGGATATGTATATTTAATATTTGTTGCTGAATCTTCTGGATCATGATATACAAAAATACATGCAACATCTTTAAAATCACCGGCTTCTAACGTTATATATTCATTAGACAATATTGCTTTATAAAAATTTAAAGGCATGTTATAAATACTATTTTGAGAATCATTATAAGTAAATGTTAATAATAGTGTTGAAAATGCTTCATCATCATAATTATATCTAAAATCATAGTTTATATTATAATTTGGGCTTGTAATATTTGAAGGCGTTATTATTATTCTAAAATCGTTATTTGATTTTATTATAGTATCATTACTTATTCCAACTTTACTTAAATTATAACTATTATCAAAAAAATCATAATTTATATTATTATTACTAACTTCTATATTTTTTAAACCAGTTAAAAATATATTTTTACTAATATCACTATCATTACTTATTGAAGAGAAGAAATTTATTAAACTTATATCTTCTACTTTATTACTTAATCCAGTAGGACCATCTCTCGGTAATTTTTTAATAACACTAAAAATATTTGTTTCATTGTCATTATAACTTAAATCATTTAATAAATAATCATTATTATAATTTGAACTTTTACTGCGTATATTAGCTGGATTAGTAAAATTTATTTTTCTTATTTTATTTAAATTTACATTATCTGTTGTAAATTTAATATTATTAAATATTTTTTTTTGAGTTAATCCAGTAATTCCATTACCCAATGATAAATATACTTTGCTATTATCATTTAAAGAAAGATTTAAAGAACCTGGTATATTAGTATTATTACCTAATACATTTGTATTCAAATAAGTAAAGTTTGAATTTAATAATATTTTTCCATAATATTTACTATAAATATTTGGTGTTTTAATTATTTCAAAATTAATACTAATATCATTTAACCTATAATTAGTAGGAAGATTAGTAGGAGGAACATTGTTATAATCAACATTTATAATTGTATTATTACCTAATTTATTATAAATTAATAAATTATCACAAATATCTTGTAATAAAGTTGAAGATGAAGTTGAAGATGGTTTTGTTAAAACATTTACACTATTAACACTTAAACAATAAATAGTTTCAAAATCACTTTTATTGTAATTTATATAACTATTGTCTAAAAAATTATTACTTAATTCTATATTATTATAAGTAATTTGGTAATCATTATTATATGTTTCTCTGGATGAAATATTCAATATATTACTTAAATCTATAAAATCGCGAAATTTAAATTTATAATAATCTGAATTTTCATATTTATTATAAAAATTATAATTTAATTCAATAAAAGAATTATCCTTTATCTCTTCGGAAGAAACTTCTTTATTATTTATTTTTACATACCATTTTTTTTTATTTTCAATTTCAACACCTGAAAAATCTACTAAATATAAATCATTACTAACACTAGCATTACTTTTTGTAAAAATGATTCGGCTACCATTTTTATAATAATAAAAATGTTTTATATTATTTTTTAAATTATATTTTGTGATTAAATTAAAAATATCAATTGTATTAACACTTGTTCCAGCTGACTGTTGCTGAGTTTTTATTTTGTAAGATAATATAATTTTATTTTTTATTTCATTATTTATTATATCTGTATTTTTATCTCTAAATTCACGTTGATTATAAACATTATTACTAACATCTGAAAAAATATTAAAATTTTTACTAATAATTTTTATACCTTTATTTCCATTGTTATCATTTTTTTTATTTTTTGTAATAATTATTTTTTTTTTATATATATCTGTCATATTTATATTATATTATAGTAAATTTATTAAATATAATATAATAATTAAATAATTTTAAATTTTTAAATTTTTTATTTATCTATAATACTTGTATCAGTAAAATACCAATCTGAAGATAAATAAGCTGGTTTTGAATTTGTAATGTTAGAATCTTTTGCCATTTTAAGATTTGGACCACTTGTTGTTATACTATTTATTTCAAACGTTCCTATTGCATAATTATAATACCTTAAATTAGACATATTACCATTAAAACCACCATTTCTATTAATATAAATATTGTCATAATTTTGTTTTGCTACATTAGTTAATTTATGTCGTTTCGCCAATGTTCCATTAATATATACATCTAACACGTTTTGTGATGTTAATCTAACAATTACTCCTACCCATTTTTTTATTGGTATTCCATCCACGTGTATATCATCATAATATTTATATGGATTATTGTTATCATCATTATCATGAAAAATATTTAACCTTACTAACATACCTAATTCTTTGAAATCTTCTATTAAATCATCATTTGGAGCAGTTTGTGCGCGACGTCCTTTATACAAATAAACTCCTGGAGCGTTATTTGGAGTATATATTCCGTCTCCATCTGCTTGTGTACCTCCTTTGTGGAAAACATGCATCATTTTCTTATTATCCAAATTTACATCTTTTACATAAATCCAAAAAGAATAAGTAAATTCAATACCATCATATTCATCTTTACTTCTCATAATAGGTATTGCTTTTTTTTCACTTAATGATTGTTTTATTGTCAAAGCACTAGTTGCGTCTTTCATGCCATATAATAAATATGGAGTTGGAATGGGTAAAAAATAATTCATTAATAATCTACTAAAAATATAAAACAAGAAGCTAAATAAAATTATTATAAATAATAAAAAAGTTGCTTTTGCTATCAATGTATTTGAAGATAAAAATTCTTTTGATTTTGAAAAAAAACTATCCCCATTATCGGGTTTTAAATCTGGCATTCCTGGTGCAGCAGGTAATTTCTCTTTTATATTATTTCCAACATTAACAATATTATCTTTTATATTATTTAAATTGTCTGCTATATTATCTTTTAAATTATTTGCAGCATTTTTTACATTTTCCATTTTTTATATAATTATATATAATTATATATAATTATATATTAGTAAATTCATAAAATAAAATATGTATTATATTGTAAAACTTCCTTTTTCTTTATTAAATTCTAAAAATGAAACTTTTAAGCTATATTGATTAAATAATGAGTTTGCTAATGATGCATTGATACCCTCTTTATATATTTTATATGCTTGTTGGGGATTAATTGGATTTGGTTCATAACGTACTCGTGTAATAAATCCTTCAAATCCCGGAACACTATTAGTTACATTTCCTAAATAAATATTTTTTTTAGATCCACTACTATTATATGTTCCATCTAATATAAAAGAATTTCTTAATTTTCCATCTAAATAAATATCAAATGTTTTTGTATCAACACTTAAAATCAAACAGTTCCATTTTTGCAATGGAATATTGCTAATTTTATGTCTTGTAACAATAGAATTTGATGACCCTGTCGATGGTTGAGGTGTATCTTTACATTTATCTTCTCCGTAAGTTTCAATATCAATTAATAAATTATTATCATATTTATCTAAACATATATTTAAATTTCTATATGAAATATCATTTACATTTGTCATACAATTACTTGTTTTTGTTATCCCTGTTAAATTTGTTAATCCAGTACTATTTTTTACATCTGGGTTTTTTGCCATAAATAATATATTTTTTTCTTTACTCATACTGGTACCCCAATCGTCAATATAAAACCACACACTTAACATAAAATTACTACTATTCTCTTCTTTTAAATCACTATTTGGTATAACGTTTGTTGATGTTCCTGCATTTCCTGTTTCATTTGCATTTAGTATTTTATCATAAACTATATTTGTTGAAAAAAATACTTTGTTTAATAACCATATTATTATTAATATTAAGATTATGATGATTATAATATTAGCAATATTCATATTTAATATAAATTAATATTATTATTTATATTAAATTAATGTAAATTAAATATTATATTAAATATTATATTAAATATTATATTAAATATTATATTAAATATTATATTTATTCATTTTTTGTTAAATCATATAGAAATTCTATATTATTATTTGGTCTTGGTGTTTTATAATAATTTATTTCTTTAATACTACCATAAATACCATTCTTATTTTTATATTTTTTATCACCAATTTCTACATTATCATTGGTAACAAAATTTGGTATATTTGGTTTTGAACCAACAAGTTTGCCATCTATAAAAATATCTAAATTGTTATCTTTAAAATTAATAACAAAATAAAGCCATTTTTGATATTTTAAATTATAATTATTTTATTCTTTATAATTTGATTTAAATATTGTTGTTCTTTGACTACAGTCATTATTTTTTACATCACAAGATTCAACAATTAATTGTTTTGTTAATCCATAATATTTTATAACGGGTTTATTGCCATAATTAAATAATATTACTCCATCTGGATCGCTATATGCTTCGTTTGTATTTTTATCTTGTGGATTTAAATATAAATAAAAACTTATGCTATAAGTATAATTAATCCTATTTTTATTTGGATTGTCTGTTCCGTTAAATTTTGTTTCTAAATTCCAATCAGGGTCATCATCTTTATCAAATAAACTAATACTTGTTGACTCATCTTTAACCGATTTAATATTTTGATCCCTGAGAGATTGATAATATGCAATATGTCTATATTTGTGTGTATAATAAATTTGATTATTTTCCAATAAATTGTGTTTATTTAAATTGGCAAAATATGTGAATAATACTGGAATAAAGAAAAATAAACATATTAATACTAATTCTAAAATAAATAATAAATATATTGATTTTGGTGTTAATTTTAAATCATCTTTTAATTTTTCTATTCCAATTATTAACAAACAAGGTATAAAGAAAATTAAATATTTTATTATACAAATTAGTTTTTGAAAGAAATGTATGTCTTTATTTAAACAATTAATATCATTTAATTGCATATTTACTATATACGCAAATATAGATAATGTGGTAATTATTATAAAAATCCCGAGTATTAGTTTTGTAATAGTAAATAAACTATGATAATTATGATATGCTGAAAAAATTAAACTTATTATTATTACAGGTATTAAAACAATTCCTAATAAAGAAAAAAATGATTTAAATAAATTTGTTAGCGGTTTTTTTAATGAAAATTTGTAATTTTTTTTATTAAATTCATATTTTCTTGCATACTCATTTTTTTTTTCTTGACTGCTTTTATCTATCTCAGTTTTTATAGAAGTTTTTGCATAATAATGATTAGTAGATTCGTTTCTATATGCAATAAAATAAAATAATGTTAAAAATAATGAAGCAATTATTATTACACTTAATTGTGCCGTTTGTGGTTTGAATAATTTAAAAGGATTTACATAATAAATTAAATAAATCAATAAACTAAAAACTAATAATAATATTATAAAAATAAATCTGTTATAATATTTTTCATTTAATATGTAATCAAATACATATAATGCATAGTCTTTAAATCTCTCAAAAAATGATGATAATAAATTAAATAATCCATAGAAAAATTGTTTTAATAAATAAAAAAACCCATCATTTTTAGAATCATCCGTTGTTTGCATAATTATAATATTATTATATTATAATTATGTCAAGAAAAAAACAAACTGCTAAAAAAGGAAAAAATAAAAAAGGAAAAGGAATAATTAGAATTATTGATGAAAAAGAAAAATCAATTATACTAGTAGATAAAAAAACAGGTTTAAATAAAACTATTCCCATATCTAGTACTAGAAGAAACATTAGAAAGCATATCGCTGATATAAAAAAAAACAGACCCAAACAAACAAAAAAGGGATTATTTACAAAAATTAAAAATCTTTTTAGAAGAAAATCTAGACCTATTTTAACAAAAATTGGTGAGGATAGTATGGATAAAGATAAATTAGAATTTAAAAAATTAGGATTACTTTCATAAATTTTACAAATTCTCCATTGCGGTTTTTTTGCCATGACAATCTCTGCATAATGCTTCTAAATTGTCTATATTATTTGAACCCCCATATTCTAATTTCATTACATGATCAACTTCAAACCATCCAGGTAGTTGTTTCGTACAATGCTTACATTTCCAATTTTGATTTGCAGCTACATATTTTTTCTTTGTTTCACTTACGCTTCGTTTTGTTCCTTTATTTCCGGAATTTAATAAACGTCTTTGTTGTGGTGTTAAACTTTGAAAAGTTTGATTATATTGATTTTGAGCATGTTGTGCGTTATAATTAGAATTAATAGAATCACCTAATGCTTTTCCTGTAAAATCTATTAAAGGAGCAACCATAGACGTTGTATTCCTATCAATAGGTAAATATTTTATATAACCATTTGCGTTGTTGAAAAATTCTTTTGCATGTTGTGGAGAACGCTTTAAATATAAATATACACATAATCCTACAAATGCGATTAATGCCATTTTATAATATTTTTGATATGATTTAATTTTTGCTAAAATCTTTCCTTCAAAATAAATATTTGCAACAAAAATTAAAACAATTAATCCAATAAATAATTCTAATTTCATAATTAATATATTATTATATTTATTAATTATGATTATTATATTTATTAATTATGCTTTTTATATTTAATAAATATAATAGATATAATTATAACTATTATAACTATTGTTGCAAATATTTATTTTGAAAAATATAGAAAAATGATGAGAGAAACTAATAAAATAAGTGCTCCTCCATAAATATATTTATGTTTGTTGGTTCTCTCTTCTCTCAATTTAACATCTTTTAATTTATAATTTTGATAATATTTATCCATTGCTTCGTAATACGTGAGTTCTGGCTTTCCTAGATAAACATTAATTTTATTATGTATAAAATGTACCCACTTTATCATACTCTCTCGCGAATCCAAATAAGGTGTAATAGGATAGCGGTCTAAAAACTGAGAGAAGGTGTTACCAATATCTGGAACAGGCATAAATAAAGGCAAATTTTGTATAAAATCATAATATTTTCTTTTAGAAACATCATTTGGATTTAAAGGATACGAGAGAGCCACAGTATATAAAAAGAACCAATAATGTGGTCCCCATATTTCAGGATTAAATATATTACTTATATTACTCATTAAATATAAATAATATAAAAACAATTAAATAGTTACATATAGTTTAAAAATTATTTTGCTAAAATGAGTAATATAAAAAAAACAACATTTTGTAATAATTGTGGAAAAATAGGACATTTATTTCATCAATGCAAAATACCAATTACAAGTATAGGTATTATTGCATTTAGAAAAGCTATAGATGATTATGAGGTATTATTAATAAAGAGAAAAGATAGTTTAGCATTTGTAGATTTTATGAGAGGAAAATATAATTTAGAAGATAAAAAATATATATTAAATACATTTGAAAAAATGACAATTAGTGAACGAAATAAATTATTAAATAGTGATTTTCAAAGTTTATGGAATTATTTATGGGGCATAAAAATTGCATTACAATACAAAAATGAAGAAAAAGTATCAAATAATAAATTTAACAAATTAAAAGAAGGATATAAAATAAACAATGAATTTATAAATTTAGAGATTATTATTAATGAATGTAAAAATAACTATATTGAACCAGAATGGGGATTTCCAAAAGGACGGCGTAATTTTCAAGAAAAAGATATAATGTGTGCATTGCGCGAATGTGAAGAAGAAACAGGATACAATAAAACCGATATTATTACTCTACACAACATAATACCTTTAGAGGAAATATTTACTGGTTCAAATTATAAATCATATAAACATAAATATTTTTTAGGATTTATGAATAATAATAATAAACCACAAACTATATATCAAACATATGAAATAAGTAAGATAGAATGGGTTTCAATAAATACTGCATCTGACTATTTACGTGATTATAATATTGAAAAAAAAAATATATTAGTTGAATTAAATAAATTATTAAAAACTAATAAACTATATATTTAATATATAGATGAGTGATAAACCAGATAATATAGAATATAAAGAAATAAATAATTTACCTAATTCAGAATTACTACTACAAGCAGTACCAAAAGATGAGGATTCTAGTGAATTAAAAGAAGATTCAAGTGATACAGATTCAAGTGAATTAAAAGAACCAGAAGAAGAAGAAGCAGACACACAAGTAGAAGAAGCAGACACACAAGTAGAAGAAGCAGACACACAAGTAGAAGAAGCTGACTCACAAGTAGAAGAAGCTGACTCACAAGTAGAAGAAGCTGACTCACAAGTAGAAGCAAACGTAGAAGAACCACAAGATGAAGACGATTCTGTCGATGAAGACGATTCTGTCGATGAAGACGATTCTGGCGATGAAGACGATTCTGGCGATGAAGACGATTCAGGCGATGAAGACGATTCTGTAGATGAAGAATCAGCCGATGAAGAAAGTGGCGATGAAGAAAGTGGCGATGAAGAAAGTGGCGATGAAGAAATAGAAAAAACAGAAGATGATTTTTTTTTAGAAGATGAAGCATTTATTAAATCAAAAAAAATAAAGAATATGGAATTATACAATATATTTAAAAAAAATATTAATAATATAGATTTTGACGAATCAATATTAGAAACTACAAAAAATAATATTACAACAAAAAAAGATTTGCAATATTTTTTAAATTCGGTTGAATTATTAAATAGGATTAATACAAACGAACAAAGCGATAAATATTATAAAAATTACGATTATTTATATCCACATTTAGATGATGAATTGTTAAATATAAAAATTTCAAATTTACAAGAATTTAAAGAACACAAATATAATGTAGATATTGAAAAAATAAAATCAATAGAAGAGGAAGCAGAAAAATTGTGTAATAGTGAATTTGAACTATTACCACATCAAATGTTTATTAAAAACTTTTTATCAAATTATACACCATACAATAGTCTATTTTTATATCATGGTTTAGGAACAGGCAAAACATGTTCAGCAATAAGTATAGCAGAAGAAACGCGGGAATTTTTGAAATTAAATGGTTACAAAGAAAGAATAATTATTGTTGCTTCACGTAGTGTTCAAACCAATTTTAAACTACAATTATTTGATGAGCGCAAATTAAAATTGGAAAATGGCAAATACAGTATTGACAATTGTGCGGGAAACAATTTTTTAAAAGACATAAATATGTTAAAATCTAGTGTATCAAAAGAAAAAGTAGTAAAAATAGTTGATAATATAATTAGTAGTTATTATTTATTTATGGGATATATTGAATTTGCAAATTTAATAATAAAAAAATCAAATATAGATAATGTTAGTTTCAAAAATTTAAATATTAAAGAAAAAAATAAATTAATCAAAAATAAATTGCAAAAATTTTTTGGAAATAGATTAATTATTATAGATGAAATACATAATATAAGAGAATCAAGTAGCGACGAATCAAGTAAATTAGTAGCAAAACAATTATCAAATCTAGTAAAATATGTTTATAATATGAAATTAGTTCTTATGTCCGCGACACCTATGTATAATGATTATAAAGAAATAATTTATATAGCAAATTTATTAAATTTAAATGATAAACGTAGTACTATTGAATTTAGTGATGTATTTAATAACGACGGAACATTTGTAACAGATATTGATAATAATGAAGTAGGTAAAGATTTATTAAAACGTAAATTAAATGGTTATATAAGTTATGTAAAAGGAGATAACCCATTTACATTTCCTTATAGAATTTTACCAAGCGATTATAATAAAGAAAGTAGTATTACATCAATAGATTATCCATTATACGATTTAAAAAAAAATAGAATAGATGATAAAATAAGATATTTTGATTTATATTTAAATAATGTTAATAGTTACCAAGAACATGTATATAATTATATTATTTATAAAACAGATTTTCATTCATCAACAGCATTTAAATATACAGAACTTCAAAAGCCATTAATGGCTTTAAATATTGTTTATCCAAATAGTATGTTAGAAAGCACACCATTTAATGATTTTCCAAAATTAAATATAAACTCGGAAGATTTAATAGCAAAAAATGGATTACATAGTATTTTAACATCATCTAGTGATAAAACAAAATATAATTATAGATTTATAGATGAATCAAGTGAAAACATTTTTTTAAAAGAAAATATAGGCAAATATAGTATTAAAATTAAAAATATATTAAATGCCATTGAAAATTCGGAAGGAGTCGTTATAATTTATTCACAATTTATTGAAGCCGGACTTATTCCAATGGCGCTTGCATTAGAATGCAATGGTTATAAGAAATTTGGCAATAATTCTTTATTTACAACACCACAAAGCGATGTAAAACAACAATTCAATTATATGATGATAACTGGTGATAAATTATTGACAGATAATTTAAAGGGCGAATTAAAGGCAATAACAGATAGTAACAATGTAAATGGAAATATTATAAAAGTAGTATTATTATCAATGGCAGGTTCAGAAGGGATTGATTTCAAATTTATTAGACAAATACATATAATGGAACCATGGTATAATATCAATAGAATGGAGCAAATTATTGGGCGGGGAATAAGAAATTGCAGTCATAAAGATTTAGAATTAGTAAAAAGAAATGCGAAAATTTTTATGCATACATCTTTATTAGAAAATAAAACAACAGAAACAGTTGATATGTTATTATATAGAAAAGCAGAAATAAAAGCAATACAAATAGGTAAAATAACCAGATTGATGAAAGAAACAAGTGTTGATTGTATTTTGAACATTGAATTAAATAATTATAATTCTGATGTTTTGGAAAAATATAATAAATCCAAATTGCAGCAAATTTTATCAAATAATGAAGTTATAGAATTTACTATTGGAGATAGACCACAAACTGCTTTATGTGATTATATGGAAACTTGTAAATATAATTGTAATAATCAGGAACAATATAGTGAAATAGAAGACACCAATAGTAAAAGCTATAATGAATCATTTTTAGAAACAAATAACACTAGTATAATTAATAAGGTGAAAGAATTATTTTTAGAAAAATATTTCTATACAAAAATAGAAATATTAAGTTTTTTAAATAATATAAAAAGTTATAGCATATATTCAATAAATAATGCATTAACAGAATTGGTAGAAAATTCCAACTATATTATAAAAGATAAATATGGTAAAATTGGAAAAGTTATAAATATTGATGATTTATATATATTTCAACCATTAACCAATGAATACGATAATTCTTCAATGTATTCTAAAATAAAACCAATAGAATACAATAATGATAATTTAACATTTAAAGTTCCAGATAGCATAAAAAAACCGATTGACAAAAAAATGTATGCTAATGCCAGTATTAAAATAGTAGATAAATTTGCTGATTCAAACGAAGATTTATATACAACGCGACAAGGTAATAATAATTTAATTTTTAGTAAATTATGTGAAGAGTATAATAATATAATGTTTAATAATACTGAGTATTTAAAAAAGTTAAAATCAAAAAATTCGCATATAATATTATTAGCAGAAATTATAGAAAAATTAAAAAATAAGTTATTTGATTTAAGTGATAAAATAGAATTAGAAATAGATAAAACATCAAAAAAAATAAATAAAAAAGAAGTAAATAAACTTATTATACAAATTTTAATTGATAAATTTAACTTTGAATCACATAAATCACTTATAGAATATGTTTTTGATGATTCTATTGAAGTTCCATATGTTGAAGATATAGAAAAAGAGTTATTTATAATAATTAAAGAATATTATACTAAAAATATGTTAATAAGTGGCAATCAAAAAGCGTTTATTTTTGATCCATTAATTATTGATAAAAAAGACATAGAAGATTTTGCAAAAGATTTTAACTATAGTTTATTTGTATTGAATAATAATAAACTATTACCCGGAACACCATTAAACTATAGCAAAGATTTTGTGGAAAGTATTAATTTGAATAAAATAGATTTATTAACTCATAGTAACACTTTAGGTTTTATTAAAATAATTGAATTGGATAATGATGATAATATGAAATATAATTATCAATTTAAAATAAAAGAATTAAAAGATAGTACAAAGAAAAATGGAAACTATAATTCTGGAAAGGTTTGTGCTTCTCATTCGCAGACGGATTTAAAGATAATAGTTGATAGTTTTAATATAAAAGAATTACCAAGGTTACAAACAAAACATTTATGTTTATTAGTTGAAATCATGTTGAGATATTATAATAATATTAAAAAGGATGATAATATTTGGTTTTTTAATACAAGAGATTCATTAATAAATAAATTTTAAAATAAAATTAGTTTAAAATAAAATTAGTTTAAAATAAAATTAGTTTAAAATAAAATTAGTTTAAAATAAAATATTTTAATAATAAATAAATAAATAAAATTGAATAAATTAAAGATTTATTTATAATATTATATTAATTGAGATGTCTAAAACTAAATTAGTTATGAAAAAAAGTATTAAGAATGACTATTTTACAAAAGTAACACTTAGTGATTCAATAAATATTGATTTTAAATATGTAAATAATAATTTAGAAGAAACATTGACAACTATTTTAAAAAAAAAAGAAGGAATATGTATAGAAGATGGTTATATAAAACCCGATTCTATTAATATTATTACATATTCTTCGGGTGAATTATATTCTAATTATATAAAATTTGGAGTAGTATATGAATGTTATGTCTCTAATTTAGTAGAATCTATGGAATTAAGTTGTATTGTAAAATCTATAACAAAGGTAGGAATTCGTGCAGAATTAAATGAAACATATAACCCATATTTAATATTTGTCGCACGAGATTATAATTATAATAATGAAGAATTTTCCAAAATTAATTTAAATGATATAATTAATGTAAAAGTTATTGGACAACGTTATGAGTTAAATGATAGTTTTATTTCTGTAATTGGGGAATTAATTCAAATTGACAACAAAGAATCAAGTTTGAATGAACTAACAGGTGGTTCAAAATCTAGTTCTAAAAAAAATAGAAAATAGAAAATAGAAAATAGAAATTAGAAATTAGAAAATAGAAAATAATAATTTAAAGTATATAAAAATATTTTTTTATATACTTTAAAAATGAGTGAATTATTATATGCTAAATTAGAAGAAGAAGATAAAATTAATATTGCAGATAAAATTAATATTGTAGATAAACTTAATATTGCAGATAAAATTAATATTACAGATAAAAGTAATATTGAAGTTGTATTAGAAAATAAAATCAAAAAAGAGGAAATTGATATAGAAAATTATAAGAAAACAAATTATAATGATTTAGAAAAAATTAGAAAACAAATAGAATTATTAAATAATGTTCATCATATTGAAATTGCAAAAATATTAAAAAATAATAATATTAAATTAACAGAAAATAATAATGGATTATTTGTTAATTTAAACAATATTGATGTTAATGTTATAAATGAAATTAATAAATATTTGACTTTTGTTAATATACAAGAAAACAATATAAATGATGTGGAAGTAATAAAAAAAGATTTACAAAAAAATTATTTTAATGACAAAGATTGAATATAAAATATAAAATATAAAATATAATATTTATTAAAACAATTTAAAGATTATTTAACATCATAATATGATAAACAGATGTTTTCATTAGACCCAAATAGCGTTTGTGTCAAAGATTTGAAACAATATATGTTATATAATTTAAATGATGTAAAAAATTTAAATTATATAAATAAAAATGATATACAAGAAAAAAATGATATACAAAAAAAAATTATTAAACCAAGTGTAAGCAAAAATTTGATTTATAATAATTATAATAAAGCTCAAAGCAAATATAGTGAAAAGAAGAAATTATTTTTTGATGATAAATTATTTTGGGCTTTTTATAAAATTATAAATAATTATGAAGACACAGATATACAATATTTAAATCATCTTAAAGTTGAAAAAGAGTTTAAAATAAAATTAGTTGAAAAAATTCAAAATAATGTAGATAATTTTAAAACAAATATTAAATATTATAAATTTAGAAGAAATTATCTTGAAGATGAGCTATTAAATAGTAAAAATATTAGTTTATATACTTTTGAATGTTTAAATATGCTTTATAAACAAAATATTATTATTTTAAAAGACAATAATACTTATACGCATTTTTCATATAATAATAGCGAAGAAAAAGAAGATAATGATGAAGATAACAATAATGATTTTTCTAATAGTGATTTTACAAGCTATACTATTTTAAAATTGGTTTATAATAATAGTTCACAAAAAACTAATAATTTTAGTATTGAATTATTTGAACCGAAATATGAAAAAGAAAATATTAAAACCATTATAGAAAGGTCTTTTTTTGTAAAGGATTTAAATAAACCACTTAATTCAATTAGCACATATAAATCAGAAGACCTTATTACTATTGCAAACAAATTAAAAATTAATATTTATAAAGAAGCAAATAAAAAGAAAACAAAAAAGGATTTATATGAAGAAATTTTAAAATTATTAAATTAAATTTAATTTAAGATATTTAGAAGAGTTTTTAAAATCAACTATTCAAAATAATAAAAATGTTTGCAAATATTGTGGATTTATTGGTAAAAAAGCTCAGTCATTATCGGCTCATATGCGTGGTTGTGAAAAATATAAGGCAACTTTGAAGAAAGAGAAAAATGAAAATAATGAAATTTGTATAGATACAGAGTAAAAAAAGAAAAGAAAAAAAATTTTACAACGTTTGGAAATCAGTATTGAAATTATAATTGAAATTAGAATTGAAATAAAATATTTAGTTATATTATAAAAATGAGTAATAATTGCACCGCTACTATAGATAATACGGAAGAATGGGTAAATTGGCATGCCTCTGACGGTCAACATCAGGGCTTGCCAGAGCCAAAAAAAACCAAAAAGGTGCCGGGAGTTTGTGTTGCTTCTCCTTCGGGAGGAGGTAAAAAAAGAAAATCTACAAGAAAAAGACCAAGAAAAAGAAGACCAACAAAAAGAAGACCAACAAAAAGAAGAAGATAAATAGTTTCTTTAATTTTATTTTGATTATTAGATAAATAAAATTAAAACAATAAATATTTTATTTAATTATATTATAAATAAAAAATGAATAATGATATTCTGTGTAGTGTAAGGATAGAAATACATACATCTGTTACTGAACATAATTCTACAATATGGAATCCTGATACTGCAAAATCTATACCAGCATACAATAAATTTATTGATATAAGAAGAAATAATATAGAAACACAATTATTTAAGAAATATGATTTACCTACATCAATGGGGAATAAGGATTCAATTTTTAATATGATTATGCAGTTAGATTTAAATGAGGATGAAAAAGATACTTTTATTACGTATATTAATTCAACTGATAGTGAAAATGGATTTCTTATCTTTAAAAATGAGGAATCACGTAATTTTGCTAAACAAATAAAATTAGCAAATCCAGATTGGGAACAGTATAACTTAGAATATCAACCAATAATACCAGAACATTTAAAAGACAAAGGCGCCACAGCAGCGAACCCGCTACCCTCTCAGTGGCAAAAATCTAAGGGCACGCCAAGTACGGAAGGGTGGATTGCTAATGTTTCTTTAAAATGTAGTGAATCTGATAAAAAAAATGTGATTATGATAAATGGAAAACTATAGGGAGCATTAAAATTACTCCTGCAGCTATAACTGGTGGTAGAAAATACCTAAACAAAAAAAGACCAACAAAAAGAAGAAGACCAATAAAAAGAAGAAGACCAACAAAAAAGAGAAAACCAACAAAAAAGAGAAGACCAACAAAAAGAAGAAGATAAATTAATTCTTTAATTTTATTTAGATTATTACATAAATAAAATTAAAAATATAAAAAGATTTGAATAATTATGAGAGAAAACGTAACTATGTTCTATATTCTCTCAAATTATAAAAAATAAATATAAGTTTTCAATAACTTATCTCAAGGCTGAAATAAAATCTAACCGAAATTTCTGACACCATAAATAAAAATATAAAAATTATTTGTTAACTATTAAGATAATATATATTTTAAAAGTATAAAAATAATTTATATAAAATTTTTGTTACATATTTTTAATAAAAATAATATTTTTTATTATGTAAAATAGTAATAAATAATTTTAAATTAAATGTTGAGAGAAATATTTTATATTAAGGTAAAAAGATAATTTAATAAAAGAAATTTAATTAAAATTGATATATATATTAATTAAATTTAAATAATAAACAAATATATATATTATGTCAGATAAATCTAAATCTAAATCTATTGCTAAATCAAAAATTTCACCTTTATCAAATAGTGAATTTGATAAAGTATCTAAAAAATTAAAATCTGTTATTGAATCAAGCGATGACAGTGATGATACTAAAAAATTCAAAAGATTATTAAATTTATATATGGAAAATTTAACAAAGTTTCCTGAAAATAGTAATCCAGAATTTGAGGTAAGATTTGGAACAAAAAATATAAAATCAATCACTAAAATAGATTTTGCTAATGTTGCAAAATCGCTTTTAGCAAATGGATTCAATCTTGTAAAGGAAAATTATAGTCTAAAAATTATAATGGATAATGAATATTCTCAAATTAGAACACAATTAGATGGGCTAAATAATATACAAGATTATTGTAATAATAATAGTGTAAATAGTATTGTTGATTCAGCTAATGTAAGTTTTTTACAAAAAGAATATTTTAGATTTGAAGAACAACCTATTTATCCATTAGATTTTGACGATTATAATTTTAGAGTTGCATTTCAGGTGGAAAATAATTTTGAAATTGTTGATGAAAAAATACAAAAAATTATTAATAAATGGAGTTCTACTAAAAAAATTTTCAGATATATTAAACGATTTGAATATAGTCATCCATCAATTCCATTTATGATTCATTTAAGTATCGTTAAAACTTCCAAGTCGCTTGGTGGGAAAATGATTCCACAATTTAATATTAAAGATTCAGAAGTTTTTGACTCGGTTGAACATTATGAGATTGAGATTGAATGCAACAATACACAAATTGGTATTGATACAAAATTTGAAACAGGAATTTATTTATATAGTTTATTAAAAAAAACTATTAAATTTATATTAATCGGCTTACAGCAAACAAAATATCCAGTTGCTATTAGCGAACAATCTACTGTATTAAATAATTATTATAAATTGATTAAAGGACCTGAGTTTGATAAATCAAAATATACTAAAACAAACTTTAAAGATTTCGTTGGACCATCTTCCACTACATTACAAATGATTAATTTATTAAACAGTGATGATATTAATAATGCAACTAAAGCCGTTGGAAATATTAGAAATAATTATACTGTTACAGATAAAGCAGATGGTATGCGTAAATTACTTTATATTAATAATGATGGGAAAATTTATCTATTAACCACTTCTATGAATATTGAATTTACAGGATGTTTTACTAGTGTTAAAGAAATATTTAATAGTTTAATAGATGGCGAACACATTTTACATGATAAAAATGGTCAATTTATTAATTTATTTGCAGCATTTGATATTTACTATTTAAATGGAAAAAATGTTACAATGCTTCCGTTTATTGATGTATCAACTATTGCTAAACAAAAAAAAGAAATGAAAGAAGCAAAAGATAAATTGGAGAAAGACGATGGACTTGATGATGAGTTAGACGATGGTCCACAAAGTAAAACTGGAAAAGATGAAAAAACCAAAGAAGAAGCAGCAAAATTTAGATTGGTTATATTAAATAGTATAATCAAAAAATTAAATATTCAATTTATTCTACAAGATCCAAAAGCAAAACTGCCATTTACTATTAAAATTAAAAAATTTTATGCACAAAATATTTTCAGTGGTTGTGCTACTATTTTAAATAATATTGAAAAAGGATTATACGAATATATTACAGATGGTCTTATTTTTACACCGGCAAATACAGGTGTGGCAAGTAAAAAAGTGGGAGAATTAGCACCTAATTATAAAATTACATGGACAGAATCATTTAAATGGAAACCGCCTCATTATAATACTATTGACTTTTTAGTCAAATTTAAAAAGAATGAATTCAAAAAAAATATTATATCAAACTTACATACTGGAGGAGTTTCTTTAGCTGGAGCAAATGATTTAAAACAATATTATACACTTCTTTTACATGTTGGTTTTGACGAATCAAAACATGGCTACATTAACCCGTTTAATGATGTTATTAATGATTATTTACCTTCTACATTAAATAAAGATTCATATTCCAGTAATTATAAACCTATGCAATTTTATCCAACAAATCCAAGCGATAATAATGCAGGTATTTGTAATATACTTGGAAAAACAAATAATGAAAATAATCTCAAAATATATACATTAGAAAATGAAGAAATTGAAGATTATTGTATTGTTGAATTTAGTTATGATTCTTCTAAACCCGAATTTTGGAGATGGACGCCGTTGCGCGTTCGTTATGATAAAACAAGCGAATTGAGAGCAGGTGCAAAGAATTTTGGCAATGCATATCATGTAGCAAATTCAAATTGGCAATCAATTCATAATCCAATTAGTGAAGAAATTATTAAAACTGGTAATAATATTGTATTTGATAATGCAGATGACGATATTTACTACAATAAAGTTTCAAATAAGACGCAAACACGTGGACTACGTGATTTCCATAATTTATATGTTAAAAATATTTTAATCAACAATACACTTCAACCTGGGCAAACATTAGTTGATTATGCTTGTGGTAAAGGCGGTGATTTACCAAAATGGATTAATGCCAATTTAGCGTTTATTTTAGGTATTGACTTATCAAAAGATAACATTGAAAATAGAATGGACGGTGCTTGTGCTCGTTATTTAAATTATTGTTATAAATTTACTAATGTTCCAAAAGCATTATTTTTAAATGGAAATAGTTCTGTCAATATTAAATCAGGCGAAGCATTATTTACAGAAAAAAGTAAAGCCATTGTAAAAGCAATTTTTGGAGAAGGAACAAAAAATGAAATTACACTTGGTAAAGGTGTTTATAAAAATTATGGAATTGCTAAAAATGGTTTTAATGTGAGTTCTATTCAATTTGCTTTGCATTATATGTTTGAGTCGGAAACCATTGCTCATAGTTTTCTAAAAAATGTAGCACAATGTACAGCAATTAATGGTTACTTTATAGGTGGATGTTATGACGGTAAAAGAGTATTTAATAAATTTGAATCTTTAGAAGAAGGTGAAAGTAAAAGTTTATTTAAAAATGAAACTAAGATTTGGGAAATTACTAAACGTTATACAAAGAGCGAATTCAACGACGACGAAAGTTGTTTTGGTTATGCAATTGATGTATTTCAGGAATCAATTAATAAAACATTCCGTGAATATTTAGTAAATTTTGATTATTTAGTGCGGTTAATGGAAAATTATGGTTTTGTATTATTAAATCAGAGCGAATATAAACAATTAGATTTACCAGGTTCTTTAGGTTCATTTGAAGAAATGTATAAATTTATGAATGAAGAAATTAAACGAAAACATAGTTTAAAATTTAAAATTGGAAATTCCTTGTCTATGAGCGAAGAAGAAAAGAAAATTTCATTTTTAAATAATTATTTTGTATTTAAGAAAGTTAGAAATATTGATGATGGTGCTATTGAAGAAAAAATTAAAAGTCAAACAGAAAATTTAGAGCAATCACAAAAAGTAGTAGAAGAAATAGAAGCTTTAGATGATGAATTATTAAAAACAGAGAAAAAATCTATTGAAGAAAAATCTAAAAAATTAGCACAACAATTTTTAGAAAAAAAAGAACAAGAACAAGAACAAGAACAAGAACAAGAACAAGAAATAGAAGATAGTTTAATGACTCCTTTGATTATGGAAGATAAAGTAGAACCCGGTAAAACTTTAAAAACACAAGTAAAAACAGATTTAAGTAAAATGAAATTAACAATAGATGAAAAAATAGCATTAGCAGAGGCAAAAAAGAAAGCAAAAGAACAAGAAAAACAGAAACTTAAAGAAGAAAAAATAAAAGCAAAATTAGAAGCAAAAGAAAAATCTAAATTAGAAAAAAAGGAAAATAAAGATAAACTAAAAAGCGAATCTAAAAAATAATTAATTAAAAGAACATAAACTTATAATATTAATAATATTAGTTTAAATATTATTAATATTATTCAATGGCTTATATTAGTATACCAAGTTTAAATTTTAAAGATTTGAGTTTAGATATTAGTTTTTTTGATGGGTTGTCTGGGACAGACACAGAAGCAGAAAAAGAAGTAAATAATGATCCATATATTTCACCATCGCTTTATAATTATTTAACAAAAATAAAAGAAGAAATTGATATTTATGAACAGCATTGGGATTATTATAAAAAAATTACAAATCCACACGAATATATTCATACGCATATTTTTGGAAAAAGCTATTCAGTATGTAAATATAAACCACTTAGTCGTGCTTTTTTTAAAATGATAGAAATTGTAAATATTTTTAATTTTTTAGATGAAAAATATGATATAAATTGCTTTCATTTAGCAGAAGGTCCGGGTGGTTTTATTGAAGCATTTAGTTATGTTAGACAAAATAAACAAGACAATTATTATGGTATGACACTAATATCTAGTGATGTAAATATTCCATCGTGGAAAAAAAGCCAAACATTTTTAAATAATAATAAAAACGTTTTTATTGAAAATGGTAAATCAAAAAATGGAGATTTATTTTTAGAGTCTAATTTAAATTATATTAATGAAAAATATGGTTCTAGTATGGAATATATTACAGGTGATGGAGGTATAGATTTTTCAGTAGATTTTAATAACCAAGAAGAGATGTCATTAAAATTAATTTTTTCACAAATAGTATATGCAATAATAATGCAGAAAAAGAATGGACATTTTGTTTTAAAAATTTTTGATATATTTAAATTTAAAACAGTTGAATTATTATTTTTATTATCAAATTTATATGAAAATATTTACATTTATAAGCCACATACAAGTAGAGTTGCTAATTCTGAAAAATATATTATTTGTAAGTATTTTAAGGCAAATAATAATAATTTAAAAAATGAATTATTAAAAAATTATAAATCTATAATTGGTAATATTGAAAATATTAAAAGTTTATTTAACAAAACATTTCCAAATATGTTTGTAAATAAAATAAAAGAAATTAACGCAATATATGGGCAACAACAAATTGAAAATATTAATAATACATTGAATTTGATAAGAGAATATTTGAATCTTGAAAATCTTGATTTTCATAATAATGATTTAAATAACAAAAATAATAGTTTTGAATTGAATTTTGCAAAAACCAATCATGAGTTAAGCGATGAAGAAAAGAATGAAAGTATAGAAAATAAAATTTCTAAAAAAACAAGAGTATTATCTTCTGAATCAATTAATATAAATATTAATGATAATCAAAAAAATAAAGAAATAGATGATGAAATATATTGCTATTCACCTCCTTCAAATATACATATTCTTGAAAATAATACAAAAAATGATTCAAAAATAACTAATATATTAAATTATAATATTAATCTTAATGATGATTTTAAATTGGCAGAAACAAATGATATAAGTGATATAAGCGATACAAGTAATAATAAAATTATTAAATTAAACATTGAGAAATTTAATAATAAAATAAATGTATTGAAAAATTTGAATATTCAAAAATCAGTACATTGGTGTAATAAATATAGTTTTACAATAAACAAGAATTTTAATGATTAAAATTTAGTTAAATGTTTATTTTAATATATTTATTCTTTTTCTTCTTAATTTTTTATCATTTAAACAACCATAACAAGCATTACTTTGTAATAATTCTAATTTAGTTTTACAATCTTTATCATTTGTTTCACATTTACTATTAATACCATTTTTATAACATTTTTTATTTGTTTCATCATTGCAAGCATATTTTAAAGCACTAATACGAGAACTGCTAGTTATAGGTCCTTGTGTTTTATATTTTTGATTTGATGGATTAAATGTTATTTTACAATTAAATGTGTCTTTATTACATGATTCAGCTGTCATTGTACCGTCACCATCAAATTGTGTGCTATTTTCAACAAAATTAGGTAAGTTTTGTGTAAATGTTTTACATTTTTTATACAAATATTCTTTATTAGAGGTGCAATAAGTTGGTTCAATAACGGTAGTAGCACGTTTTATAACCATTGATTGTGGATTACAACCAATACAATTCATTTTATTTTTAGTAGAATCATAAGACCAATCTCCTACTTGTGGGGAAGGTTCTGTTTTATTAAATAATGTAATATGTATATTTTGAGATGGTTGTAAGCCACAATCTTTGCAATCATTACTATTTGTTACAATATAATTACCAGGTTTATCTAAAACCCCAACCATAGAATTATTACTAAATGACTCAGCGGTAGTATATTGTTTTCTATAATGTTTAATGGGATTTGCATTGAATTTATATTTTTGTCTGCTTTGACAAGTTTTAGGCCAAGGAGTAAAATTAGATGAATTATTTGGTGTTTCATTATACACATTTTTAGCAACAATTATAGAATTATTATTTGATACATTTTTCCACGTTTCTTGGTTCTTTGATTTGTAAGGTTGAAGTTGTGTTCTATTTTTATTATTGCTTAAAAATAACATTTATTAATATAAGATAATATTATTTTAATAAATATTTTTTTGCTTTTATAATATAATAATTATAAAAATGATAAAAATAAATACTAAATTTTTAATAAGTATTTTAGTAATATTATTATTATTATCTTTAATAAATCAATATACTGGAATAATAGAAAATAATAAAAATAAAGAGAAAGTAGCAGAAGAGAATAAAGAGAAAACAGCAGAAAATTTGAATATAATAAACAATATTAAAACTTAATAACTTATTTTATAATAATTTTATAATAATTTTATAATAATTTTATAATAATTTTATAATAATTTTATAATATAATTATAATTATGCTTAAACCTGAACCTAAATGTATTTTAACTAATCCAGAAACAGATTGCATTAAAAATGCAGGTGAACAATTACGTGACTTATCGGCCACAGGTGGATTATCTACAAAAAATACAGGTAAAGCATTTAGTGTAGCAGGATCATATTTAACATCATTAGTTACTATGGATCAAGATATATTAAAAGAAAAATGTGGAACTGTATTGGGTAATAAATTTTTATACGAATATGGTAAATGCACAGATACTACTGGAAAAATACAGACTCGCTATAAATATATTGATGCAACTTGTGAAGCGGGTGGAACTTTTGGTGGAAAAGATGCAGGTTTAATACCTTGTACTATTAACAGTGCATTGGGTGTTGGTGGTGCTGCAGCTGGAATACCTACTGCAATATTTCAAGATTCAGTCCCTCCTTGCGACTTAGTGACTGTTCCATGTAAAGTTTCCAATAAAGGGAAGGGAACATTTAATGGAGAAGCCTCTGCATATATCGCAAATGGTGATTATGGTAGTAGCGATAATCCTCCACACGTTGTGGGGTTTGAAAATTTATATGAATCTGTAAATGATTATATGATAACTAATGATTTAGATTTTAATAATACTGATGAAAATATGAATATTGATGAAAATGAGATTACTAATAATAATTTTAAAAGCGATAGCACATTAAATGAAATGTATTATATTATGTTAATGATATTTTTCTTATTTATTATTTATAAATTAATGCATAAAAAGTAAAACAAAAGATTTAAAAAATGTTATTGACATATTTTTTTATTTATAAATAGTATAAATAAAAAAAATAATTTTATATTTACCGTTAATCATTTGTTTATTAATAATTTTTCATCATTATATAAAACATAAAAATGATTTTCATTTAACAGTATTTGAAAAATTTTTTCAAATATCCGATATTTTGAATCACGAATCGTTTGTATTTTTATTTATTGGGATTTTTATTGGTTTATTTTTATCTAAATTTGTTTAATATTAATTTTTAATTTAAGAAATTATGTAATAAATTTTCACTATTATCATTTTCTACGTCACCACTTAAAATAGAATCTTCATATAATTTACGCAAAACATCATTTGGTGATTCTGAACCTAATTTTATTAGATTTTTTTTTCTTAAATAATCTTTTATTTCTTGAATGGATTTACTTTTGAGACTACTTACTTCTGCTTTAACATTTTTTTGTGTTTCTCTATTTTTTAATAAAATACCTATTTGTTTTGACCCTTTCTTTTTACCTAAAATATATTTTTTTTTGCGTGTTACTCTGTTTATTTTAGGTAATTTGGAAATATCTATTTCATCTATTTCATCTATTTTATTTTCAACTTCTTTTTTATTTAATTCTATTTTAATATTTGGTTCATAATCAATAATGTCGTCATTTATAGAAATAATACTATTTTTACTATCCTCAATTGTTGTTTGTAAATCTTTGGGCAATTCTGAAATTACTGATTTTTCTAACGTTGAATCTAAATTTTCTATTTTGTCTATTTTTTCGTCAATAAGCTGTTCAAAATGTGTTTTATTTTCATTTGATTGTTTTGGTTGTTTTGGTTGTTTTGGTTTAGGGTTATCGTCTGAATCATTATTTTCTAAAGATATTGTTATTCTTTTTCCAATGTGTTCTCTTTTTTGTGTTTTATTAAGTTGAGTATAAGTTGGTTTATTACCATTTTTTAAACATCCATATGATGGTTCCGAATCTTGTAAATTATTTGGCAAATCCATACTTACTTCTATTGATGGTATTTTTTGTGTTTGTTTTTTCTTTTTTTTCTCTTTATTTCTTTTTTCTAAATTTTGCAAAAAATTCAATGATTTATTAAATTCTCTTTCAAAATCACTGTTTTCAAATTCAGTAGACTCAAATAAATTTGTTGGATAGTTTTCTTTTTTTTCATCTTTTTCACATTTTATTTGTTCTATTTCTTTGTTTTTTTGATAATCTTTTACCTTTTTTAATAATTCTTTTTTTGTTTTATTAATATTTTTAACCTCTTTTTCTTCTATTGATGGTTGGATTTTTTTTTGTTTTGTTTGATTTTTATTTCGTTTTCCACCATTTAATTTAAACAAATCAGGATTTATCGTTAAAGTTCTTTTATTTGATTCCATTAATTACTTAATATTATTTTTTATTAATTAAATTATTTTTTTACACAATTAATTTTAAAATTGATTAATAAAATTATTTAAAAACAATATTTTAATTAAATAGTAATTATGAACAATGATGAAAAATCAACAAATAATGAATTTAAAGAAATAAATGAAACGTCTATCCCATGGTCAATTATCGAATCTTATTTTAAAAGTCATCATTTAAAACAATTGGTTAAACATCAACTCGAATCATATAATTATTTTATTTCAACCCAAATTGAAAATACGATAGAAATGTTTAATCCTATTCGTATTTGCTCTGAACATGATTATATCAAAAGTCATAATCTATATAGATTGGAAATTTATATAAAGTTTGAAAATTTTAATATTCATAGACCACAGATTTATGAAAATAATGGTGCAACAAAAATTTTATTTCCACAGGAAGCGCGTTTAAGAAATTTTACATATGCGAGTGCAATGAATGTTGATTTAAATATCAAATATATTGTTAGAAATGGCGAAGATTACAAAAATGTATTAACTTATACAAAATTATTAAAAAATATTCATATTGGTAAAATGCCTATTATGTTGAAGTCTAATATTTGTATTTTAAATCAATATAATCATTTTGATTCTAATAAAACAGGAGAATGTAAAATGGATCCAGGTGGATATTTTATTATTAATGGTTCTGAAAAGACATGTTTAGGGCAAGAGCGTGCTGCAGAAAATCAAATTTATTGTTTTAATATTTCAAAAAATAATACGAAGTGGAAATGGTCTGCAGAAATGAAATGTATTCCTGATTGGAAATTTATTTCTCCAAAACAAATTAATATAATGATTTCTTCAAAAAATAATGGCTTTGGTCATCCTTTATATTTACAAATACCGCGGCTTAAAAATCCCATTCCGTTATTTGTGATTTTTAGAGTATTTAATATTATTAGTGATAAAGATATTTGTGAAAAAATTTTGCTAGACAAAGATGATGCAAAAAATAAAAAAATTTTGTTTCATCTACAATCATCAATTGTTGAAGCAAATGAGTATTTAACATATGACGATGCAATTAGATATATTGTTTCTAATGTAATATATACACCTTTAAATGTTGATAAAGATACTGGTTATAAGAAAAAATATGATTTCGCTATAGAAGTGATTAATAATGATATATTTCCGCACTGTAAAACAAATATGCAAAAGGTGTATATGTTAGGATATATGACAAATACATTACTTCAAACTTCATTTGGGTGGATTCAAGAATCGGACAGAGATTCTTATATTAATAAGCGAATTGATTTAACAGGGTCTTTATTAAATAACTTGTTAAGAAATTATTTAAATAAACTTGTAAAAGATATGCAAAAACAAATAGTTAAAGAAATAAATAATGGTTCTTGGAAATCCAGTGAAGATTATGAAAATATTATTAATGGTACAAATATATATAAAATTGTAAAATCTACCACTATAGAAAATGGTATTAAACGCGCACTAGCAACTGGTGATTTTGGTATTAAACAAATTAATAGCAATAAAGTAGGTGTTGCACAAGTATTAAATCGTCTCACATATGTTTCTACTTTAAGTCATTTACGCAGAATTAATACACCAATTGATAAAAGTGGAAAATTAATTCCGCCTCGTCGTCTTCATAACTCGTGTTGGGGTATGATTTGTCCTGCGGAATGTTTTGATCCAAATACATTGGTAATTATGTGGGATGGTAATTATAAACGTGTTGGTGATATTATTGTTGGTGATATTTTAATTGATGATCTTGGAAATCCTACTAAAGTGAAAAGTGTGTGTTCTGGGTTTAAAAATATGTATACTATTATTCCTAATAAATCTAATTTTATTAAACATAAAGTAACAGATAATCATATTTTAACACTTCGTATTAGACAATATAAAAATATTAGTGTCAATAATAGAAAAGATCGTTCTTCCAAATATGTTTTAAAATATTTTAATAGAAATGAAGACAAAATTCAGGAGAAATATTTTGACAATTATGATGATTGTAATAATTTTTCAAAAAGTTTAGATGACGATGATACAATAGATATGACTATTGAAAAATATTTGTCATTAAATAAATATACACGCGATCATTTGGTATTGTTTAAAACTGACAAAATTAATTGGATAAAAAAAGATGTAATTATTGATCCGTATATTTTAGGAATGTGGTTAGGAGATGGATTGTCTTCGGGTCTTGGATTTGCTTTAAATTATAAAACAGATTTTGAAACATTGGCTTATTGGGAAAACTGGGCACTTGCTAATGGTGCATTAATTCGAAAAAATGGATATAAATTTTCATTGGTTTCAAAAGCAAATGTTGAATCTCATAATAAAATTATTGAACCATCGCCTTTAAAAAAATATTTAATTAAATACAATCTTATTAACAATAAACATATACCAAGTGATTATATTATAAACGATGAAGAGACCCGTTTAAAAGTATTGGCAGGTTTAATTGATACTGATGGTAGTGTTAGAGCAAATGGTCGTGAAATTCGTATTTGTCAAGGACCAAAAAATTTTAGAATAATTGATGATGCACATAAATTATCTATGTCACTTGGGTTTTCATGTTCAGTCAAAGAAGGTATAAGTCAATGGATGGATAAAAAAACCAATTCAAAAAAATATAGTAATTATAAAGAACTTACTATTACTGGTTATAACATTGATAAAATCCCAACATTATTGCCTAGAAAAAAATTAAATTGTCTTGAATTAAATAAACAAATGCGATGTAAATCATTTAAAAATAGTTTGTTTGAACTTAAAGAAGAAGGATTAGGTGAATTTGCAGGATTTCAACTTGAAGATGAACGCGGGCGTATTACATTATGCGATGGACTTATTAGTCATAATACACCAGAAGGTGGGGCAGTAGGTGTTGTAAAAAATTTAGCATATATGGCGCATATTACTGTTCCATCCAATAGTAGTGGATTATATGATTTTATTCTTCCACAAATTGATACTATTGATAATTGTGAAGAAACTAAAAAAACATTATTTAATAAAGTTAAGGTGTTTATTAATGGTTGTTGGGTTGGTATTAGTAATAATCCAATTGAATTGTTTGAAAATTTAAAATTAAAAAAATATAAAGGAATTATTAATGTTTACACGTCTATTATATTTAATCATAAATTAAAAGAAATTAGAGTTTGTAATGATGCAGGAAGATTAACAAGACCAGTTTTTAAAGTAAAAAATAATGTATTGGTTTATAATCTATTAAATAAAAATGAAATATTTAGTAAATTAAAACAAGGATTATTAGACTATAATGATTTAATTTATAGCGCACAAATTGATGATTCTATCATAGAATATATTGATTCGTATGAACAAAATACAAGCATGATTGCGATGGAACCAAGTTATCTTAAAAATATTGATCCAAATAGCAAATACATTTATAAATATAGTCATTGTGAAATTCATCCTAGTACAATTTTCGGAATTTTAGCATCGTGTATTCCATTTCCCGAAAATAATCAATCCCCGAGAAATACGTATCAGTCGGCAATGGGTAAACAAGCAATGGGTGTATATGTCACAAATTTTGATAATCGTATGGATAAAACTGCATATGTATTGAGTTATCCTATGCGTCCATTAGTTGACACTCGTTTAATGAGTATTATTAAATTAAATAATATTCCATCTGGAGAACAAGTAATTGTTGCTATTATGAGCCATAGTGGTTATAATCAGGAAGATTCAATTTTATTTAATCAAGGTTCAATAGATAGAGGATTGTTTTTAGCAACAATTTATCATACAGAAAAAGACGAAGATAAAAAGGTTCATGGCGTTGAAGAAATGAGATGTAAACCTGATCCAACAAAAACAAAAAATGTAAAATTTGCCAATTATAATAAAGTAAATTCTAATGGTGTTATTCCTGAAAATACGTTAGTCGAAGACAAGGATGTTATTATTTCAAAAGTAGTTCCAATTAAAGAAAATAAAAATGATTTTACCAAGACCATTAAATATAGCGACGAAAGTCATGTATATAAGACAAATGAAGAAACATATATTGATAAAAATTATATTGATACAAACGGTGATGGGTATAATTTTTGCAAAGTACGGCTTCGGAATCATCGGAAACCAGTTATTGGTGATAAATTCTCTAGTCGTCATGGGCAAAAGGGGACAATTGGTAATATTATTCCAGAAAAAGATATGCCTTTTACAGCAGATGGTTTAAAACCCGATATTATTATTAATCCTCATGCTATTCCGAGTCGTATGACAATTGCTCAGTTAAAAGAAACATTATTAGGTAAAGTTCTTCTTCAGCTTGGATTATTTGGTGATGGTACCAGTTTTTGTAAATTTAAAGTAGAAACAATTATTGAAGAATTACAAAAAGTAGGCTACGAATCAAATGGCAACGAAGTAATGCATAATGGATTAACAGGAGAACAATTAACCTGTAATATATTTATTGGTCCTGCATTTTATCAGCGTCTTAAACATATGGTGAAAGATAAACAGCATAGCAGAAGTATTGGTCCAATGGTTAATCTTACACGCCAACCAGCAGAAGGTAGAGCACGAGATGGTGGATTACGGTTTGGTGAAATGGAAAGAGATTGTATGGTATCACATGGTGCTACTAGATTTACAAAAGGAAGATTATATGATGCATCGGATTCATTTAGCTTACATATATGTAATAAATGTGGTTCAAATGTTTGTTATAATAATAAGGAACATATTCATATTTGTAATGTTTGTGAAAATAGGACAGATTTTAAATATGTTGAAGTTCCTTATTCATTTAAATTATTACAACAAGAATTATTAACAATGAATATTGCACCAAGAATTATTTGTGAATAGATTTAAGAAAAAAATGCTATTTGAATACAATAAAAAATTATATTATTTTATATTATTTTTTTTATTATTATTTTAAAAAAAATAATAATATATTATATTAAATATGTCAAACTTTAAACATACCGATTTAGGTGAGGGTATTAAAGGGTATCAAGCTAAACCAATTGGCGGACATACTGAAAATGGTGGATTAAGAGCTGTTTATAGAAAACAATTATCAAAATCTTTTGGAAATAATTATAATACTGGTTTAGGTAGTTCGCCGTTATTGTATAATAAAAATATTTTAGGACCATTTAGAACATCTTTTAACGCAGGAGATGTAGTAACAAATAGAATTGAAAATACAGATATTATATACGGAAAAATGTCCAATCAAGTAGGTGGTAATAATTTGAGCAGATTACAAGGAAAGGGTGATGGGAATAGTGGGCAAAATGGTAAAGCGATGTATTCTGGTAATCCAAGACATGTATATGATGGTTCTGATTATGCTCGTTATAAAAAATTAGCAGCAATTAATAAAAATTTTAATGATATAACATATGGAAATGGCACTAAACACCATCCTTCTCAATTTGCTATTAGAAGAGTTAGAAGATAATTATAAATTTAAATAAAATAAAATAATTTAACTATTTAAAACTATTTTATTTAGTAATTATATTATGGCACCAAAGAAAAAATCTAATAAAAAACAAGAAAATTTAGAAGAACCTGTTGTTTTAGAATCTGTTCCAACTGTAGAACCTGCTGGTTTAGAACCTGTTGTTTTAGAACCAGTAACAACTGAAGAACCTGTTGTTTTAGAACCAGTAACAACTGAAGAACCTGTTGTTTTAGAACCAGTAACAACTGAAGAACCTGTTGTTTTAGAACCAGTAACA